TAACATGCATGCTTTACAAAGCCGCTAAGGCCCAAGGGCATACCAAGTTACCAAGCCAGCAAGCATGGGTCACCAATGAGTTTGAAACCTTTGAGGTGGTCGAGGATAGCCCAAAAGAGAACTCGCTGACGGACTCGTCAGAATAGCAGTTGTCACCGGGATACCTTTATCGGATCTGTACCAATGGTCACTCGCAGACATCAATACGGCTTTACAGCTGATAACAGAAAGGAATGGAAATGGCTGAAACAAGAACCACAATTACAGTCAGACCAGACCTTGCTGATTATCGAGGTTTGTTAAAAGCATTAAGTGTGATGGAAAAAGAATCACAAGTTGAACTTAAAGATGATGTTTATTCAATAAGTGCTTGGACTGCTACGGGAATTCAACAGGCTGGGTTTGCTCATCCTTACTATCCAAAACAAGCGCGTATTGTCGCTCAAACTGTGAGAGCAGCTAGAGATCGTGTGCCGACTGTTTATGTAGGCGGTGGCAAGGGTCGCGTGTCAGGTGGCGCGAACGCTGGCCAATTGCTATTCGGTAATGAGTTTGGTGGAGATCGCAACGCTTTTGGTAACGCTAACGCATTCCCTAACGGTGGCTTTAGATTCCCACCTCGCACATCCCGAGAGGGTCGCGGAAATACTGGATACTGGATTTTCCCAACACTGAAAGCAATGCAACCAGAAATTAAAAAGAAGTGGTTTGCAGCAGTAAACAAGGTAATGGACAACTGGGCTAGGACACCATAATGGCTGACGTTAGAACACTTAAACTTTCACTGCTGGCCGATGTGCAGAAATTTCTTTCTGGCATGGATCAAGCAGACAATGCCACTAAGTCTTTTTCAAGCAAGGTCGGCAAGTATTCAAAGGCAATGGCCAAATCTTTTGCTGTTGCTGGCGCAGCTGCTGGGGCTTATGCAATCAAGATCGGCATTGACGGTGTAAAAGCAGCAGTTGAGGATGAAGCATCCCAAAAGCAACTAGCCGAAGCCTTAAAGAATACAACCAACGCCACTGATGCACAGATCAAATCCACCGAGGGTTACATCACCAAGCAACAGTTGGCCTTTGGAATAGCAGATACTAAATTACGCCCGGCACTGGCTAACCTAGCTCGAGCCACTGGTGATGTAGGCAAGGCGCAACAACTTACCAACCTTGCAATGGACATTTCCGCAGCTACTGGCAAAGATCTTGAAACAGTATCGCTGACACTTTCCAAGGCATACAACGGCAACATTGGCGCGCTTACAAAGTTGGGCATTCCATTAGATGATGCAATTAAGAAATCTGGCGATTTTAACCTAGTCCAAGGTGAACTTGTACGGCTATTTGGTGGCGCGGCTAAAGCCAACACCGAAACCTATGCAGGGCAGTTGGCTATCGTCACAGAGCGCGTTGGTGAACTTAAAGAGTCAATCGGTGTGGCATTACTGCCAACCATGAAAACATTGCTTGAAAACGTAAACATGGTTGCTAAGGGCTTTAGTGGCGAGGATCCAGAGGGATTAAGTAACCGCGCTCGGGAACTAGCGGGTAACTTTGAGGGCAATGGCGCAAATAGCCTTGGTGGATCATTGCGAGCAGTTGCTGATGCTTTTGGAAATTTATTTTCAACTGTTACAGACGGTGGCCCGGGAGCAGCTAGTGTTATGGAACAGATCGCTGGCTCATTGGAAAGCATTGCAAATGCAATTGATACTGTTTCAAATGCTTATCAAAAAGCCTTACCAACATTGCGATTTATTCAAAATCCATTTAATTTGAATCTCCCTGCCGCAGGGTTTACACCAAGACCAAAAGGCAATGCAGCTGGTGGATCAGTAGGCGCAAATGAAATTACTCGGGTTGGTGAATTTGGTCCAGAGTTATTTATTCCTAATGGTAAATCAGGTTCAATCCGCCCAGACAACAGTGGCCAAGGCGTAACCATCATCATGAACGGAATCATCGATGGTGAATCTGCTCGCCGATCAATCGAAAAGCTGCTGCAAGATAGCGCAAGGCGCACAGGGGCAGTCAACTTTGTCGGGGCAACATTGTGACCGTATACACGCCATACCCAAAAGTAATTTTTGCTGGGGTCAATGAGTATGCAGATAACACGATCAGCAACATCTCAATAAGCCTTGGCCGCCGCGACATTTATGAGCAAGCTTTGGTCGGCATCGCCAATGTAAGACTTTGGACTGATGCCGATACGGCGCTGAACGTCAACCTATCGGACAGCATCCAGATTCAGATTAAAGACTCAACCAATACTTACCGCACAATCTACACTGGCACAATCTCTGATCTTGATATCAGCCTTGATGCTTATGGCAGTGAGGGATCGGTAGCCGTTTATAGCATTACCGCCGTTGGCCCACTAGCCCTGTTGAACCGCTACACAACAGGCGGCCTTGGCTTTGCCAAAGAGTTTGACGGCACACGGGTATTAAACATTCTTTCGGATGCATTCCTAGAAAATTGGGATGAGGTGGTACCAACTTTGACTTGGGCAGCTGTGAGCAGTCTTGCCACATGGGACAACTGGGGTGGAGCCAACCAAACTTTGGTTGACAATCTAATCGCTGACATTGATACACCCGGTACATACGAATTAACTGCTTACAGCGATGGCGTTGCCAATGCCCTGACATTGGCACAGAATGCTGCCCAATCTGGTCGAGGATTCTTGTATGAAGCACCTGACGGATCTATCCACTATGACTCATACACGAGCCGAGCAACCCTGACACCCCTTACCCTTACTGATGATGACCTGTTGGCCGTAGGACTGCGACAGGCCGCCCAGTGGTCAGAGATCGTCAATGACGTGACCTTGACCTACAAGAACAATCAAGAAAAATATGCGGCTGATTACACCAGCCAGCAATCCTATGGCGAACTATCAGGCACTAGATCAACGCAGCTAGAAAATGGAACTGATGCTCAAAGTCAGGCTGACGCATTCTTGGAAAGTCGCGCTTATGCTCGCACCTACCCAGAGGAACTCACAATCCCATTGCATAGCCCTACGGTTAGCGATGGTACCCGTGATGCATTGATTTTCATGCACGTTGGATCAGCTGTATACACACAGGATTTGCCAGCAGTATTCGGTGGAACCTTTGATGGCTTTGTCGAGGGCATTAAATGGAATCTTGATCGCTACACAGCAACAATGACCTTAATTTGCTCGGCAATTTCCGAGACATACCCGAACCAAGTTTGTCTGCAAATCGCACCTACTGTGACATGGGCAGGGTATACTCCAACTACGACAGAATGGCAGGATTTATAGCATGGCAACAACCACCCCGAACTACGGCTGGCCAGTACCAACCAGCACTGATTATGTCAAAGACGGCGCAACAGCCATTGAGGCTTTGGGCGATGCTATCGATGCTACAGTGTTTGGATTACCATCTGCAGGTTTAACCCTTGTAAAAACTCAAACTATTGGCAGCGCTGTTTCAAGCGTTACAGTTACAAGCGCATTTAGTGCTACTTATGATGCTTACAAGATCATCATTTCTGGTGGCGCATCATCATCCAATACCTGTGTTTTGCAAATGACTTTAGGATCAACTGCGACAGGTTACAGAGCCGCTATTTGGGAAGTAAACTATACAGCAGGCAGTGCGGTAACAGGTCAAAATAACACAGCATTTTGGAATTTTGGCTTAGGTGTCCCCGAGGGTTTGTCCGCAATAGGTGATATATCATTACCATTTGCTAGTGATCAAACAACATTTTCAAGCACTGCTGTTGCTATGGGTCTGGCTGGTGGCAATATGTTAACAAGATGGATGAACGGCTTTTTAGGTGATACAACAAGTTACACGGCATTCACTATCACACCATCAGCTGGAACACTTACTGGTGGAACAATCAAAGTCTACGGATATAAGGCATAACAAATGACAAACCCACTGACACAAATAGACGACCTTGTACGAGAAATGACTGACGAGGAATATGCGATTTATTTGGTGCAAACAGCTGTTGAACCAGAACCAGAACCAATTCCAACACAAGCAAAAACTAAAATCACAAAATGACATTTTTAACTTGGTTTGCACATAGTCCAATTGCCTCATTTGTAAAGGTATTTGGTGCAGGTGTGCTTGGTTGGTTGCTTGTAAATGCAGATAGTTTAGGCATTCACCCGGCATTAACCATTGGACTTGTATCAGCATTACCAATCATTATTAACTGGCTAAATCCAGAGTATGACAACTATGGCAGGGCCAACTTAGATGAAGCCGATTAGATTAGGCATCGTTACATTCCCCTATGGGGCTAAGTACAAATCAGGTGCATTACACAAAGGCGTAGATTACCGCGCTGGTGTAGGCACACCCGTTGTAGCAGCTGTGCCGGGCGTTGTGGTTCACGCTGGCAAACATGTATACAAAAAAGGCTGGGGCTGGTCTTTTGGCATTCACGTCATAGTTGCCAATGATGCCTTTGAGGACGGCACAGCAGGCCTGTGGGCAGGTTATTGCCACCTTAATGGTGTAAACGTGTCAGTAGGCCAAAGAGTACGTCAAGGCCAGTTATTAGGCACATCAGGTAACACAGGTAGAACCACAGGCCCACACTTACACTTTCAAATTCTTGCTCAGCGTACTTGGAATCCAACTAAGTTTAGAAACCCAGATAAATGGATTAAGTCATGATAGTCAAAGTAGAGAGCAACAAAGACAAACAGGCCATTTTACCTAATGATGCAACAAAGGTACGCATTTTAGGTGCTACTAGCTGGAAGCCATCAAGAGTTACCAAAAGAATGACACTTGAAACAACAATACAAATCGAATTACCTACAACTGGATTGCCAAATGTAATTAGGTTTAGATTTTGCAGATACCCAAACACAGACGCAGCTGATTACACAGGCCACTTCAGTTACCCAGTACATTCCGGCATGGCTGGCAAAGAAGTTTGGGTTACTTTGTCACATTCAATAGTTGTAAACCGTACAATGAACATTGCACTTTACTTAGATCATGACGGAACAACACCAATTGTGCTAGATGGCAGACAGTTTAAGGCAAACTAATGACACTCATACAAGCTGGCCAATATGCAGGCTCACTTATAGCCATCCTCACTCTTGTAGGAATGCTGGTCAAATGGGGCATAGTCAAGCCCATTAAGGCATACATAGACACCATGACTTATGCAATTCAACCTTATGCCAATGGCGGAAAATCCTTGCCAGACTTGATAAATAAGGTCGATTCACTACATGTAGTGCTTCAAAATCATTTAGACACAAGCCACAACACGCCTGTTTTCTCAAAGTGCTTGTGTGAATCCTGCCTATCGTGCTAAAACTATTTATGTAAGCGCCAAGGCTTACAACTAAGAATAGGAAATCAGGGCATGTTAAACACATACAAAATCTATGACACTATTTTTGTGGCATCAGATACGCACGACATAGTAATCATTGAGCAAAACGTAAATGAGAATTGGGATGTATTCGTTCCCATCACAGATAACTACATTGCAAATGACCTTGACACATTTGATGCAGCTGAGGGTACAGCCTTTCAGTGGCTAAGTCAGGTGTCAGCATGAACACCATAGTTATTCTTATGTACGCATCAGTTTTGTTTGGCTTAGGTATCTTTACAGGCATCTACATTGAGTCACAACATCGCATGAAACTTAGAGCCAAATATCGTGCGATGCATGGGCCAACCATTGAGGAAGCAATGTGGAAAGACGGGTGGAGAATCTAATGGCTTTTGACATCTCCAACTATGTAACAGTGGCCGAGCGTGTAGCCATGTTTTATGAAAAGTACCCAGAGGGTTCTATCCAGTTTGAATTTATGGGTGTCATGGATGGTGACCCACTTAAGATGTGGGGCGTAGCCAGAGCATACAGAACATCTGATGATCCACTGCCGGGCATTGGTACAGCATCAGAACTTATTGTTGGCAAGAGTCCTTACACAAATGGATCAGAGCTGCAAAACCTAGAAACAGCCTGTTGGGGTCGCGCTTGCGCAAGCCTAAACATTGGCACATCTAAGGGCCTTAGCACCAAAGAGGAAATCATGGGCAGCCGAGAGCGACAAGCCCCCGGGCCAGCCAAGCCAAGAGAGGTGGTGCAGCAGCCACCCAGCGACACCATGGAAGCCGACCCATGGTTATCTATACCAGCCATGGATGAGGGCATAAGTGATTATGATGAGCCCGAAGTGCCTGTATGCCTACATGGTCCAATGAATCGCCGAAGCGGTATTAGCAAGAAAACAGGTAAGCCATACGCTGGGTATTTCTGTGACAATGAGCCACAGTGCGATCCTAAGTTTGATAGGTCATGACTGATGCAGACGTTATTAGGTGCAGCTGTGGAGGCTGGTCATACATTGGGTATCCATGCCAATTCTGTGGAAAGGAAAGCAAGCAATGACACACCCTGATCACAGCAAGCATTGTCACTGCGTATGCACTGACCTATTTGACCTACAATCTGCTATCGAGCAGGCCCGGGCCATTCATTACAGGCATGAAAAAACAGACAAGCCTTGCTTAGTATGTGGCACAACTGATGAAAACTGTGACAACTGCCGTCAATACAAGAATTGCCTTGTATGTAATGAGGAATTTCCATGTGACACATTTATTGCATTGGACTATATGGCATGAGATGTAACTGCCCACCTGAATTACTGTACAAAGGCGATCATTACGCCGATTGCCGAATGCTAAGAGTTAATGTGCCGCACCCGGACTGTGACGTGTGTAAAGATCACCCAGTTGCTTGCATTGACTGCTACATGGCTAATGGGGGTTACAATGACTAGCCGTTGGGAACTTGAATACCATACAACCTTGATGACTTTACTAAGACTTACAAGGAATCTAAGAAGCATGGATTGTGAGCATTGTGCAGACCTACTTACACAGGCTTACAAGTGCATGGCAAGTGAAACACAAGACATTAGAGATAGGGCTAATAATGGATAACAAAGATGAAATGTTTATTTCAATACTTAAGAAACTTTATGGGGCTTATGATGCCTCGCATTACTTTGCCGAGAGCTGCGAAGTGTGCCATGAGACACTGACGCCGTTTGACATTGGTGTAGATCCATACACAGACACAAGAACTTGGATGACTAAATGCTGTGGGGTAGTAAATACTTACGAGCAAAAGTTAAGTCCACAAATATAAAAACTAGCCAGTAGTTGGAGTGGTTCTTGATCCCTCGTCCGGACTACTGGCTAGTCCTTACATCTTAATAGCAACACTGACTAAATGTCTAGGCAAGACTTAAACTGCTGGCTGCCTTATCAGCTGCTAAACCTGCGTTAGATGCAGTGTCCTTGGTATGCCTGATATTCATACCAAATGCAGAAATGCGAGCCTGATTACTAGTAATAAAACCGAACTGCCTTATTACATAACAAATTGGTAACAGGCACATGGCGCAGTTGGGTTATCTATAGTGGATAACTCCCTTTACAAGCGAACCTATACGGTGACGGGTGTGAATGGCTCGCTAAGAGCCATTCCTGCTCACCTACCAGTTCTGGGTGTGAATCACTCTTAAACTTAATTACATGACATCAAGAAGTGATAAATGGGTACAAGTCAGACAATCTGAATTACTCAAATATGTAACAGGAGTAGAGATGTTAAGTAAAGACCATACACAATTACAACAAGATTTTAATGATGCAAAACAAATTGCCGGGATGATTGACAGGACTTGGAAAGAAAGACTTGATCAGTTAATGGACGTAATTATTGACATGCATCCATCAACCAATGTTCATTACCGTAACGGCATGATGGCGGCTTACAACATAATGCAAGGGATTGAGGACTAAATGCTTGACGTTAATTCCCCAAAGGGTCAAGAGTCCCTTGAGCACGAGCTTAGAGCCGTAGAACTATGGCAGCACCATTATTCAGACTTCACCTATGTGCACACGCCAAAGAGCGGTTCAGCCTTAGTTGATGCGGTTATTGTAGACAACGACACAAACGTGGTAGCGGTGGTTGAGCAGAAGTCCCGGAACATGAGCCTTAAGCAGCTGCAGAAGTGGGACATGGAGTGGCTAGTCACATTCGCCAAGATTGAGGCAGGCCGTACAACAGCACATGCATTAGGTGTGCCATTTGTCGGGTTTTTGTATTTGATTCCAGATGATTTACTAATCACCAAACAATTAGCCAATAACAAGGGCGAATGGACTTGCAGCTTTAGAAAAGACTTCACAGAAACACAGGAAACAATCAATGGTGGCAAAATAGTCAGAGAGAATGCTTACATTGATTTAACAGAGGCAAAACACATAAGGCAAAACTAATGACAATACTTGCAGGGCTAACACATGGTGGGAAAGTTTATTTAGGGGCTGACCGGGCTATGTCAGACAGTAATTTCATTAGTCCATTAGCAAGGCCTAAGATCCGTAAGGTAGGGCCTTACATCATTGGGTATTCAGGCTCATTAGGTACAGGGCAATTAACAACCTTTGCTACATACCCAGATATAAACACTCATAACTTAGAACAGTGGATGCGTATGTCATTTTGTGGGGCATTACAGCGAGCAGCTGATGAATACAAGATAGACATAAACAATGAGGACAATGGGGCAGACATACTTGTAGGCGTACATGGCAGACTATTTGAAATCAGTACTGTTGATTGGTCTGTAGGTGAATACAACATGATCGCTACGGGTTCAGGCTTTCCATTTGCTATGGGTTCATTACATACAACACGCCATACTGATGATCCACAATGGCGCATTAGAGAAGCTGTAGGTGCGGCTATCAAGTACAGCCCTAGTTGCGTTGGCCCTATTGATGTATTGGTCGCATGAGCAAGGCACATGCCAGAGGCACAGACACACAGTGGCGTAACCTACGCAAGGCATGCTTCCAAGTGTGGGGTAAGACATGCATGTATTGCGGTGACCGGGCAACCGA